TTTCTTAAAAATATCTCGTCACTAAATGAAAAGTCAAAAATGTCTGTTGCATCTAAATTTAAATAACACTCTAATACTCTAGCGTCTTCGCTATACAAATTGTCTAAATATTGTTTCCAATAATTAAAATAAAGTGTCTTGGAAGTCCAATTGACTGATGCTGGCACATAGTTAAAAACTGTTAACGATGGTGCTGTTGGAGGTGCAAAATTCCAGAACAAACTTTTATTGCTAGACGTTAATGTGTATTGATGCGATGTTGCATTTGGCACAATGTCCCATGCTGTGCAAACTGGATATTTTGTAAACTCTAAAGCTATTGGCGTTTCATCTGTTAGTGTAAATCTATGAAAATAATAAGAAGTAGTTGTTGGCGAAGAAGGATCAACGTTTGTGGTTACAGATGTTGGTGTGCCACAATAATAGAATAATTTTGGATTTGTTTTTGACAATTTTGGAACACTTACTCCGTCGCTATCTGTTTCGTAACCAATTTCAAAATGAACAGCCATGTTTTTTAAGTCTGTTGAATTTATGTTGTTAGAAGTTTTGCCAACCATTGTATTGATAAATGGAGAAAACAAAGAGTCGTTTTTAAGCTCTCCGTTTGCAAACTCGTTCAAAACTTCGTCAAGATGTAGCTTTCCTAACACACTAAGTTCTGGCATTTCTTCTTTTATGACTTTATTCATTAAGTCTTCGTCTTCTAAGTCTGTCAGATTTATTGTTCTTTTTTGTAGAGAAGTTGTATCTGATATTATAATTTCTTTTTCTGTG